ATGCCCCAATCTCCACAATCGGGCCGGTTACCTCGCTCGCGATGATATACAAAACGCGGGCCTCTTCCTTTGCAAGCCATCCACCAATCTTGTCTATTGTGGGCCAATCTAACTCAAATTGTTCATCGTTCATTATTATACCTTCTATTTTACCTAGCGTCATCTTTATATATATGCTTTTCTATATAGGTAGTTGAGGTGAGAACTATTACCTACAGAACAAAATGGAATGATGATGGCCCGAGCTTGGGAGATATGCATGATACGTGGAACGATATGTTTGACCGCCTATGTGCAATAGATGATATGATTGAAGCACTAAACGGGGATAAAAACGAGAAAGATCTCGTGAAGGATGGACCAAGTTGGCAGGAGATTCATCGCCAAATTGAAACTTTAAAATTGGAAAGAAAAGAAGTAGACAGAAGATTATATAGCCTTCAAATGGACATAAATATTTTTAAGGGATATTAATGAACGGAAAAATTGGTGTAATGGTAGCCATCTTTATGATGGTAGGTATGGCGGTTGGGTTTGGTGGTTGGGACGATTCCAAGTCTTATGCCGATAACGTTAAGAATATCTTTTCCACCAATGTTATCAACTTTAGCGATGGGCCACACAGCCCCGAGCTAAATTGGAGTGATGGGGATAAGCCGGTTCGCGCAGTTGATGGAACGCCATTCGGATATGTAGCTGAGCAGGACGTAGTTGCCAGGAAGAACGCGGTATTTTTGGGCATGAACGGCAGTGATCCATACGCCGAAAATCTATCACTTGCCAAACCCACCCACGCAGTTGATAAATCATGGGATGGAGTAGTGACCGAGGAGGATGCAGTTAACAAGAAGATCGCAGAGTTCATGGGGTAAGTAAATACTTACTCCACTTATCTTCATTATCTCTTTTATTATGTTCTAATTTGCCCAAGGCTCTACTTTCTCCACGTTCCAATACATAATTCTTCCAGAACTATGAAAGTGCCGCTACGGGCCTATAAAGTGGCTTGTAGGGCATGCTACAGTTCTAGATCACGATGCAATTTTTTGTATGAATTTGAGTGAGTAATACATCGGAGTTATCGTGAACGGGTCACTTGAAAAATTCGATGAGTGGGTGTGGGGATCGGCGGTAGCTTTTCCAATATCGCTGTTTCCGGTGGTGTCTTCATTATAATACGAATTTGGATATGGGGCACCACTTCCCTCCTGATCATATCCACATCCGCCAGTATTGGGTCTGGATGACATATCATCTAAAGCATGTTGATGACCTTTTATCTCTGCGGCTGAAAGAGAGTGCCCCGATATTGTAACCGCGCCAACTATAGTATGAGTGCCACTTCCAGTATCTCCCACATTGTAATCTGAGCCAGTGCCTGCGCCAACCATAAACCTATCGCGGAGATCCACCGTGCCGGACGTACCATCACATAGATGCCATCCTGTAGGAACCGTTTCCCCCGACCACATTATGATTAGGCCAGTTGGAACACTTAACCCATCAAAATCTCCTATGTGGAGGTTACCACCCGAATAATAGATCAAATCAGCATCCGCGCCTGACCCACTTCCATCATTATCAACTCCCCAGAATGTAGCAAGCATTTCGCTTTTTGTATAATAATCGCTAGTGTGAACATGAGATGATAGATGAGAGGATGATTCGCTATATTGAGTTTCAAAGTTATTTAATTCGGTTGTGGTTATTTTGTTGGCGCTCGTCCAGGTGGTATAATTTTTTATGTATCCCATTATGTCACCTTCATTATATAATAAAGAGAATAGTAGTATGGCTCGTATGCTATATCATTGAAGGTTATGGTGTTTCCAGTATGAGTATGACCCAGACCCCCGCCCGCATATCCAGTAGTACGATTCATCGTTAATGCGGTTCCAAGTGGGCCTGTTGAAGGAATAGATGAGTAGCTTAATCCGGCAAGTCCATTTGTATGGTCTTGCCAAGTGTGGGTGTGAATTGGCATCTCATCAGCCGTTATAGCATGAGCAGTAACCGAGAATGATGCCGTAACTGAGGTTGAAGTTGCGCCTCCTGTGTCGCCAACATTATAAGTAGTACCCGCGCCCACTATGAATCGTTGACGCAAGTCGGGGGTTGTAACTGCTCCTATTGTCTGCCCATTGCATATATACCACCCAGTAGGAATAGTATCTGAATCGCCATGCCATATTACTATAGCACCGACTGGTAAACCCTCATTTATGATATCAGTATAATGCGAACCATCCAGTGTATCCGCATCAAATCCAGTGTAGTATGAGGTGGTAAAAAAGTCTAAATCACTCGAAGTCTTAGTATAATGTTGGGTATCGTGATTATGTTCGTCAGCATCCTCTTTTATCTCATCCCATTGCGACTCAATATGATTGAATGCTCCGCCCGACAAATAATGAGTTGTTTCCCAGGGATCATGAAATTTTGTATATGCCATTTTTATCATCCTTTCATTATAAAACAAAGTGCATAAAATTTGGGCCTGATGTCCGTATCCCCGCCAGTAAAATATGATCCACTATGGCCGTGGGGCGTTGATGCAACTTCATTAGTAGCCGATTCTACATCATAAGGAGGTCCATAATGCGATGATACACCGTAACCACCACCTCCGGCACTCCTATAATTATCAATATATGTATGATAATGGGAGGGCAATTCATCGGCGGTTATTGCGTGAGTTCCAACGGCAATAGAAGCAGCAGATAGAGTTTTGTGACTGGCCCCGCCTGTAGTCCCATATGCGTGATCATCGCCCACCGCTATAACAAATCGATTTCTGAGGTTTGGAGTACCATTTAACCCATTACATAGATACCATCCAGCCGGTATGGATGCTTCTGACCCACTCCAAATACAAATAGTGCCAGTATCTATACCAGCATCAAGTATTTGTTGGGCCGTGAGACCATCCAGCTTTTCACAAATAACCCCGGTGCCAGACCCATCATTAGCAGCCGTTATGTACTTCGCATCGCACTCAGCTTTTGTATAATATCGCTCGGCGTGGTCGATGCTATTTATGTAAGAAACCGCCTCATCATAAATACACTCTAGATTGGTCAGTGCGGCATTTTTGGCAGATTCCGTCATCGAGTGCTCGTGCCAAGAAGTCTTAGTGTACAAATTATCAACTCCACTTATTGCTTGTAAACTGTAGTTGTAAACTTTCTAAAGAGTTTTTATTGTATATGAAAGAATGAGTTTCTACTTCGATGCCGGTTCCGGGGGTAATTGTTGCAGTATCCCCACCCACCAAAACGGCCTGATCAATCTCTCCATTGGCAGACCCAGACGGTATTATAAATGTAGTAACTATTGAATCGCTCGTTGTTGTTTGGTCCGTTCGATACATTCTGAAAATCTCAGCCCCACTCTTTTTAAGCACCAGATATTTTATTCGGTCACTGTCCTCAAAACATGGTAACCACGCCTCAGATGCATCTTCTGTACCGTCCGCATAGACTACCTGCCAAATATTAGGTGATTCGATAGCAGTCCACAACTTAGTGAACGTTATGAGAACTAACAATACGTCCGATGTGCTAACATCATCGGGGCTAGCCATTTTCTTTTGTATATCACTCAATTTAATGAAAATGTCTTCCCAGTCATCTTCAATCGGCCCGGTATAAGCAACCACATCATAGTAATCCTGTTGATTGGTATATCGAAACGTTATATTGCTTATTAGGCAATCATCGTCAATGTCATGTTTGGATATCTTTATGTGTTGGAGTACACCTGCCGCTAGACCATCCTTAGAGGTCGTGTACTCGACTTTCTTACCTTCCATCGCATATACATCAAGGATGGCGTTAGCCTCTTCCAGGGCTGCTATACGGCTCGACAACGAGGTGTCTGAACGAACATTCTCAACTATTCCAGAAGACTCCGCGCCTTCTACAGTCTGTCTATCAATAATCTCAGCAAAATCGCTAGTTACTACCACTATTTGATAAAGGCCGGTATATACTATCTTCAAAACATCAGTTTCGGCCAGAGCGGTAGCACTAGAATCCTGTGAAATTATTTGGTCATTTTTGGCCCAATACCAATCCTTCCCAGTATCTACGCCTTTCTTACCGACCGTTTTTAAAGTATAAT